TTGATAAATCTGTTGAAGAAGCTGTAGCAAAACCTAATAACCCTGTTTCAGTAGTTGAAATGGTTACTATTCTTTTAACAATTTCATTAACACTTGAAATATCTAACGATCTTTCGCTATTGTAACTATTATTGTTAAGTGTGATTTCTTCGATTACTTTAGTTGTTAGTGTTGCCATTATACTTTTCCACCTTTTTTCATTACGGCTCTTCCACCGCCTCTTAATTCTACTCCACCACCTAATATTTTTCTAGCTTTACTAATAATTTTTTCAGAAGTTGTTTCACTAGGAGAACCTCCTTCAGCTATAATCGATTCTACAACCTCTTTAACAATATTAGATTTCGCTTCTTCTTTTCTAGAAATTTTTTTTCTTGGTCCTGTTCCTGGCATATTTTCTCCTTACGGTGACTGAACGTTGACTGGTATACGTGGTTCCCCATCCGTATAGTCGTCTCGTCTTCGTCTCCCTATTTGTTCTGCACCAAACTTCTGAACTTCAGTTTGATACTTTTGTTCGTATAATTGTAACATATCCATCGGCCCTTTTAAATAGCTAAATGCTTCTACCAAGCATGCATATAAAAGTCCATTACCAAAATTCGTGCTGAGATAAGTTGTAGTATTTGCTGAGCTTAATCCCAAAGGTCTAGCATTATAATGCATTTTATACATAAATGCTGAACTTGGAGTAGGTACAATTGTTATTCTTCCTGAAGAAGAAGCTCCAGCTCCTGTAGCTCCTCCAGACATTGCATAATATTTTGGAGTTCCAGTAGTAGTTTCTGCTGCATCAAATTCTCTTAAATAACTAATATCTTTTTTCTCTAACCAGCTATTAGCTCCAGTTGCTGCTGTTGTTGAAGTATAAACCTGTATACCTCTGACAAATAAAGTACCAGCTGGTACATTTACATTGTCTTTTGAAGCAATTAAACTACCTATAACTTCTTTTCTATCTGCATCAATAGGTACATCTCTAAAAATTCTAAGTTCTGAATTATCTATAAATTGATCTGTTATAGTACTAGATAATACAGAAGTTCCGACTTCAGTGTAATTCTGAATTGCTGTTGTCAATGTTGAATATGTAAATCCTGCCATTATGCGCTAAGGGTTGCTGGTCCTACTGAGACTGGAAACCCTCCTCCTATAACTTCTCCTGCTGTTGCAGTGTTTGTATCAACTGTAAAATAAAACCAATCACTTGTTTTATCAGTATCTCTACTACCACTAACATACTTTCCTGTAGTAATAGCATACCCTGCTGATTTTGCAATATTGGACCCAGATATACCATCAAAGCTTAATGGATTATTATAAGTTCCAGAAGTTGAAGATGCTCCTCTAAATCTATAAGTATCTCCATTTGTTAAACCATGTTCAGGTGAATAAACATTTATAATTCCTGATCCTGATGCATAAGTTGTAAATGGATTGTGTGGTAATAACTGTGCTGTATCATTTTCAGTTCTATCAGGTCTTGCATCTCTTAAAGCTTGTGCATCTCCACCATGTGGTTTTGGTTGTAGTTGTGGATGCTTTGCTTCAAATTCAGATATATGTACAAACGCACCATTCCATTCTTTAACCATTTCGTTATATGGAAAAGCCATTCCACTTCTATCTGATATTGCCTGTGCGTGTTTTCCTCTTGAGTTTGCCATTATTCTTTATCCTTATCCTTGTTGGCAGCAGCCTTTTTCTTTTTACTCTTCTCTTTTGCTTTGTGGCGTAGGTGCGCTAATCCAAATGCAGTTGCACCAGCAACATACAATGGTATATTAGTTTTTGGACGTACAAATTCTTTTTTTACTGCTTTTGCTTTCTTTGTAGCTAATTTTGCTATTCCCATTCCTAATGTTTTAAGTGTCATAATTTCCTCCTATATGTTTGGATAATAATTTTTCGGAGTTATATAAGTGCTTGCTGCAGATCCGTCTTCTGACAGGGCACGTGCC